ATCGAAACGACGAATTCTACAAGCTGAAACAATGGCTGCAATGGGCATTGCGTGTGCCCTATGATCGTATCAAGGAATTCCCTGTGCTTCGAACCGATACCGTCGCGCTCACGTGTTTTCTTCAAACACTCCGAAACGAACTGGATCAAACGCTTTACGGCATGAACGATGTCAAAGACCAAATCCTGTTATTTGTTCATCACAAGCTGGTGCATCCCGAGATGAAGGGGTGTTCGCTCGGGTTGATTGGCGACCCGGGTGTGGGCAAGACGAGCATTGCCAGATGTCTGGCGCGGGTGATGGATTTTCCGTTTGAACAGATCTCGTTTGGAGGTATCCGAACGACGGAACATCTCAAGGGGTTTGATTACACCTATGTGGGTTCGCAACCCGGCGAAATTGTAAAGTGTCTTTCGCGGATGCAGTACAAGAATGGGATTCTGTTTTTGGACGAGTACGAAAAGGTGTCGGAGAATAATGATATTAATGCCTTTTTGCTGCATTTGACCGATTTCTCCCAAAATTCCTTGTACCGCGACAATTATCTGTCGGACGTTTCCCTCGACTTGTCGTGTCTCTGGCTCATTTATTCCATGAACCAGCTGCCGGAAGACAAGGCCTTGCGCGACCGTATTTTCACGATTCGTGTGTCGGGATATTCTCTCAAGGACAAGATTCATATCCTGCGTAATTTCTTGTTACCCAAACACGTGCGTACCCAGGATCTTTCTGTCGACAGTATCACGATCGAGGATGAGGTGGCATCCTACCTCATCCAAAGTCTTGGGGGAAATGAAAAAGGGATCCGACGACTCGAACAAACCGTAAAAGATCTTGTTTTCAAAATCACGTTTCTTGTGGCGCATGAAGACAAGTTGAATGTAGGATTCCGATCGACCAAAAAGATGGAGGGGTATCCGATTGTCATCACAAGAGAGATGATTGAAAGCTTGTGCAAAAAAACCGATTCGAGCGAAAACAGTTTTCTGACCATGTATTCTTGAGGATAGGTGGATAGGTGGCATAGACTAAAAAAAAGATGAGGAGAATAAAAAATATAATTTTTTTATTTATTTTTAAATCAGTCATAAAATGCGGGATTCACAGGAGGATAGTCTTCCATCAATACAAAAATACAAAACTGCAAACCAATTTGAACAACAGCAACAGAGCCAGTCCAAGAAGAAGAAGAAAGAGGTCGATTCATCACAACAACAGATATGGTTTCCCGCCCGACAAATACAACCACCGATTGTGAAACAGAAGCCGAAGAAGAAAGAGGTCGATTCATCACAACAACAGATATGGTTTCCAGCCCGAGAAATACAACCACTGATGGTGAAACAGAAACCAAAGAAGAAAAACATTAAAAAAATTATCCCCAAAAAACAACCAAAGGCATCGTCACCACCACCACCCACGAAGGATTCCATCGTTCAAGAAATGTGGGAAAAACTGCAAATTGCCACATTCTTTCCTAAATTTTCGTATGCCCTTTTCAAACAGCTGATGACGATAACACCGAATCATCAAAAGATGAAACTTTCGCGTCATCACGATATTACCAAGGATAGGTTGGAGTTTCTTGGGGATCGTGTGCTCAAGATAATCCATGGTCGAATCGCCTTTGAATATACGGAAACCAGTGGTGATGCAACACGTCTTATCATGATGCTGGAATCCAATCGCGTCCTTGCCTGTTACTTGGAGAAATTGAACAATATCTGTACAAATCTTGGCAAGGACACCAAATCATGTGCCGATCTTTTCGAAGTCCTTGTGGGGGCCATCTTTTACACTTATTTCTATATCGATTTAGATTACCAAATCATCCATAAGATCGAACAATGGATGCAACAGGTCACTTTGTTTTCCCAACACCTGCGAGGAATTATGGACAGTGGTTTAAAACAAGATGTTTTGTGCAAACCTTAGTTCGCAGTTAGTTGGAGTTTATGTGATGAACGGTAGTAATCATTGTTCTTTTTTATTATACATACACAACAAAATTAATGTTATCTTATAGTTATTTATGTCAACCATGCAAGTACACATATTCCGGAACCACCAGCAGCTCCAGCATAAGTGTTACCACCACCCCCTCCACCACCACCAGAATTTGCAGTTCCGACTACTGCTGCGGCAGAACTACTTCCTCCGGCTCCTCCTCCATAAGTGCCACCGGCTCCACCACTGGATTGACTACCACCACCACCCCCCCCTCCGTAAGCAGAATAGGATGAAAATGGACTCAAAGAAGTATACCCACTATTCCCACCTCCACCTGACCCACCAGTACTTCCACTACCAGCACCACCTCCAGCACCAGCACCACCTCCACCACCACCAACATAAGAAAGTGTACTATATTGCCCTCTTGCACCACCAGAATTACCACTACCAGTGTTATTTATCGTTCCACTCGTTCCTCCCTGGCTTGTACTTCCTCCACTTCCATAGGTTGCCGTGATTGTTGTGGATCCTGATGTTCCTGTTTTTGTGATGGTAGAAGATCCCCCAGACGAAGCAACAGCACCACCACTACCTAATGTAATGGTCATACTCGTGTTCAAAGAATAACTTAATGTTCCATAGGATACGCCACCCCCTCCACCACCACTACCGGCAAAAAATACTGTTCCCAAAGGACTTGATGAATTTGTAGCGGCGGCACCACCGCCTCCTCCTCCGACCAATAAATAGTAGATGGTTTTTGAATTCGCATTTTTTACCACAGTGAACGTTCCTGAACTCTTAAAGGTGAGATAGGTATAGGATACTCCAGACACCGTCGCTGTCGTCAGAGTACCACTCGTTTGACTGATAACAAAGGGTGCTACGTAGTTGGAGTTTATGTGATGAACGGTAGTAATCATTGTTCTTTTTTATTATATATATATTAAATATTATATACATATTATATACATATTATATATATATTATATATATATTATACATACACAACAAAATTATTGTTATTTTTTAGTTATTTATGTCGTCAGCCAAGCAAATACACATAATCCGGAACCACCACTGCCGCCAGCATAATCAATACCATATACCCCACCTCCTCCACCTCCACCCCCTGTATTTGCACTTGCGGAGGTTCCGTATGCACCACCACCACCTGCACCACCCGTTGTTGTCCCACCTGAACCTGCGTTACCGCTCGTAAATCCTCCCCCTCCACCACCCCCGTAATAAATAGTGGTAGTAAAGGGTGAAGATGGTGCAGATCCTGCTCCACCGTCTCCTCCTTTACTATTAATCGTTCCAATACCCCCTGTTCCACTATCTCCTCCACCCCCACATCCATTTTCATCAGCGTAGGCTGTTGAACCACCATTTTTACCACTTCCACTTTTTCCTCCTCCAGCAGTAGTTCCTACATACCCAAAAGCGGCGGTAATAGTGGTTGTTCCTCCTGATCCAGTTTTGGTTATCGTAGAAGCAACACCATTGGATCCAGAACCAGTTGTAGAACCTCCAGCTCCACCACTTCCAATGGTAATGGTCATTGATGTGTTTAATGCATACGTTAACGTTGTATTGAGGACTTGACCACCTCCACCACCATTTCCACCATAATTTCCATCAATAAAACTACTACTACCACCGCCTCCTCCTCCGATCAATAAATAGTAGATGGTTTTTGAATTCGCATTTTTTACGACAGTGAACGTTCCTGTTGTAGTTGTACTCGTAAAGGTGAGATAGGTATAGGATACTCCAGACACCGTCGCCGTTGTCACCGTGCCACCTGTTTGAAGTATCACAAAGGGTGGTTGTACGTAATTGGAGTTTATGTGATGAACGGTAGTAATCATTCTTCTTTTTTATTATTATACATACACAACAAAATTAATGTTATTTTTTATTATTATATATTCATGTCAGCCAAGCAAACACACATAATCCGGAACCACCACTGCCTCCAGCATAAAATGTACCTCCTTCATTATCGTAGGACATAAAACCACCACCTCCGCCACCACCAGAGTTTGCAGTTCCGGCAGTTCCGGCCCCATACGTTCCACTTCCACCCCCATACGTTCCACCACTACCACCAGCACCAGTATCATACCCTCCTCCACCCCCCCCTCCTCCATAAGCAGAAAGTGATGAAAATGGTGAAGAAGATGTGGATCCAACTCCACCAACACCTGCAGTATAGGTGTAAAGACCAGACGTTGATAAAGTCGTTGTTGCACTGCTCCCAGCCGCACCATTTCCACCACCACCACCACCACAACCACCATTTACATAATTACCACCTGAATTTCCACTCCCGCTTGCCCCACCCTTAAGTATGGTTGCTCCACTACCATAAATTGCGGTAATTGTTGTCGCTCCTGCCGTTCCGGTTTTCGTTATCGTGGAAGATGATCCACTCGATCCAGCAGCGTTGGTAGCACTGGTTGTTTTTCCACCAGTTCCACCAGCTCCAATACTAATACTCATCGCTGTATTCAGTGCATAAGTTAATGTACCACTTGAGACTTTACCACCCCCACCACCACTCCCACCATAGTTTACAGAATAAGAAGCACTCCCACCGCCTCCTCCTCCGACCAATAAATAGTAGATGGTCTTTGAATTCGCATTTTTTACCACAGTGAACGTTCCTGAACTCGTAAAGGTGAGATAGGTATAACCAGAAGAAGTAGTCACAGTACCACTCGTTTGAGTATAAGAAAATGATGATTTTTTTGGTTGTACTGAATTTATAGAATTGACAATAGAAAACATTTATTATTTTGGTCCACGACCAACCGGTTAAAAAGCGATTCTTGTTGTTTATTATTTCAAATTAATTTTATAATTTATATAAAATTTATCCATGACACAACGGTTGACTGACTGAATAAATCCAAAATCCAGCATGAACTATCGCACGGTTTGTTTCGGTGATGCGTCGGCGTCAGCACCGGCACCGGGGGTTGTGGAGTTTAAAGCAACAGCATTCCCAATGTTCCTTCCAGTGGAAAGTCGTCAACACCCAGGCACCACCTTGAACTATCGCAAAACTTGTTTTGGTGATGCCTCGGTCATGACGGAAACAAAAACACCTGTTGCCGCTGGGAGGATGGACGCAAGGATAACAACAACAACGACGACGGTTCTTCCTCCTCCTGTGGAAAGTCCTCTTCAACGTAACGAACGTCTTTCCATAGCACGGGAGGACAAGATTCGTACAGAGAGGATGGAACGCGAACGAAGGATCCGTCTTGCAGATCATCAACGTGAGGCGAAGGAAAAGAAATACAACAAGATCTCTAATCAACTGTGGTCTCATTCTCATCATGCCTCGGATGCCTCGGATGACTTGAATTCCTATCACAATTCCTCCTCTCCGGTTGCCAAGTTTGAGACGACGTTGCGTCGTTATCACCGATCGTTTGGCAGTCGTCTTCTTGGTCAGGAAAAGTATGTTCGTCCTATGGTCGACCCGTTGATCGAGGCGATCGACCGTTCGATGGGACAACATGACAATGAGATCTACAAGATGCTCTGCCAGGAGAGGGCAGAGTTCATGACGCGTCAATTCTGTGCCGACCATCCGATCCAGGAGTTCGACGCGGCCCTTGTTTCCGGTGCCATCACCAAGGGAGAAGCCGTGGGTATCCTGGGATTCCATGTGGATACGGAAGGAGTGAAGTCCCTTACCAAAAAGCACGGCCTTGAATTGACGACGATGCATTATCGCCAAATCGTGCAACGGGCCAAGGATACGGGGTGTCTGACTCAGGCTCAGTTGGAGAAGGCCGATTTTAAGGGGTTTAATGGGGTGCGACGGTAGGAAAGTAGTTAGATTTTTTTTGGGGGGGGGTAAATAAATAAACAAAGAAAAAATTGAAGGAAGAAGGAAAAAAGAAAGGTCAAAGAAAGAAAAAGAAATGATCCCCTATTTATTTTCTTCGCCCGCGAATCAAACGTTTCAGGAGGAAGAAGAACAAGAACAAGAAATATCACCACCGGCAGTAGCGATACCAACACCACCAACATTGCAACATGTTTTGGAGAACATGTGGGAACGAAATGGGAAGAAAAATATGGGGTGGGATTTGGATCATTCGGTGTTTTGCAGAAACGGCGTAATGTTGCACAATCTCATCATCAAGAAACGGGAGGGTGTTGTGGATGATTTCATCATGAATTTTTCCTATTCCATTTATCATTCGTCCAATGTCGGGGTGTTTCGTGTCGTGAATTTATCTTCGTTTTCTGCGGCGGTGCAATTCTTGTGGCGTTTTCTGGACGATTTTGTCGTCTGCCATGAATGCACTGCGTTGGTGAAGAAAACGGATACGGTGAGTTATATGAGTTATACTACACATAATAATAACAAAGATTCGGATGCGGTGTGTTGCCTATCCTGCATGTTTTTCAAACAGTATATGGAATTTCATGTCAAGAAAACAGAACTATGCGCCATCTGTCTGGACCCGGTCTATCGGTTCTCTCTTCCTTGTGGTCACATGTTTCATCGTTTGTGTCTCATGAAAACGGCGAAACGAAGCCATATGCGTTGCGCCATGTGCCGCCAACGCATCCCCCAGCATGTGTTGGATTATATCTATGAAATCGATTTTTATGATCGACATAATGGAAAAGAACAAGTTCATGGTGGGGAGGATAATCATCATGACGACGACGACGACGGAAATAATATTGATAACGTGGATATCAACAACAATTATGAAGAAGAAGACGACAACGACAGTGATGAAAACGTGTAAGATGGCGCCAGTGGCAGTGCCATTGGTGACGAGTGTTGGCAAACGATGACGACCGAAACTAAATCCGTGAAAAAAAAAAAAAAAAAAAAAAAAAAAAAAAAAAAAAGATTTAAGACTTTACTCTATAATGTTGAAACCGATTGAATTTTATTTTAGAGAAATTCGGATAAAATAAATAATTTGAGGATGCAGCCCGAAGAAAAGACAATTTTCCGTTGCAAGACGAATGATGCCTATACGATCAAGATGTTGTTTGAGTTATTGCATAACAATATCAAGACGGGTTGTTTTGAGTTACACAAGGAGGGGATACAATTGTGCATGACGGATTCCAATCGTCGTACGTTGATTGACGTGAAAATTCTGGCAAGGGAGATGAATTTTTATTTATTGGAACCGGATCATCTCCGGATGGGAATTAATGTGCACCATGTGTACAAGATGTTGAGGTCCGTGAAAAAGAAGGATTCTATGATTATGTTTATTAATGAATCGAATCCTTCCGATCTGGGGATCCAGATCATTCCCAAAGATCAGACTCGTTTGACGACAAGTTTTGTGAGGATTCAAAACATTCAGAATCTGGAGATTGAGGTACCCACCGCGTACGAACACTCGGTCCTTGTTTGTTCTTCCGAATTTGCCAAGATGTGCAAGGACATGCTTCAAATGTCCCAGACGATTCATATTCGCAGCACAAAGTTCAATATACGATTTACGTGTAACCTCGGAAGCGTCTATTCTCGGGAAGTAATGCTCGGAGAAACTGGTCTGATGAATAATAACGTGAGCATCAAGGAGAATGAAATGATTTTTGAAGACAATTTTGATACCGAACAACTCTCAAGGATCATCAAGGTCGCCAGTCTTTCGTCCTCCATGAACATTTTCTGTCGTCCCGACTACCCCATGTACATTCACACCAAAATTGGTCTTATCGGTAATATCTGTTTGTATCTAAAATCAAAGGCACAAATTGAAGCGGAAACCTCTCACGAACGACTCTTGCCTTCGCCTTCCCTGTCTGCAACTCCTCCTCCCAGCACCACCACCAGTGGTAACGCCATCACCATGAGCAACGACCTGTAAAAAAGTAGTAGATATTTCAATTATAATTAGATTTGAAAAAATTTTTTCAAATCGGTGGATAAGTTTGATAATTTGATAATTTGATAAATTGATAGACTGTCTATGGAAAAGAACCAAGAAAGAAATGTTTCGATCCGAACAAGAACAAAAGCCGTCGACGACATGTTTCCACTGGGTTGGAAAAATAGCCGAGGCGGTAAGTAGCGGTTCCATGTTATTTAGTATTTTGCCGCGATGGAAAGAATATCCTTTCCTGTGCGCGACGTACGGAGTCCATTTCCTCGTCCGTATGTTTTATCATCTCATGTCGGAGAATTCCGCGATCGCGTACGACTGTGATACCACGATGATGGATATTTTAATCAATGAAAGAATCGCGACCACGACGGCACCAATGACAATTTACCTCTTTTCCATTGCCACAAACATTTATTTCTCCTCGCATCCACTGTTCCACAACCATCTGTTTCCGGTGATCAAGGCGATAGTAGGAAGTGCCATGTACATTGTTGTGTATAGAGACCGACCCGATATTTATTATTACGCATCCAGTTGTTTTACCATCCTTTGTTGTTATGTGATTTCCACAATGTTGAAGGAAAGAAAACAAGAATGGGGAGGAATCGTTTTTTGTATCTTGTATCATTTGATGTTGGGACCCTATTCCAAGATGGAGGTCAATCATTATTACCCCACAGGCAATAACGACTTGACTGCCATTGCAGTGGATGTATTGCGTTTCATGTCCTGGTTGTCGTATGGGTATCACTTCTTTGTAAGACGGCTGCGTACCACGGAGAAATTCCGGATCCAGAGTATTCTATCCCTGATAACGACATCGGTGCTTGCTCCCTTTGGTATCTTGGAGACGTTATCCTTCTTTTTCGGGTATGATATTGAAAAGACGCTGGGACATCGTCGTCATGTTCATACATTTTATATTGCGTATACAGTAACAGATACCTTGTATGGGAATATTTATTATCCGGATTTTTTCCCGTTGCTGGAAGGATGGTGCCATCATGGAATAACGATGATTTATACACTGTACAATCTAATCACGCAACAGCTGCGGCCTTGTAGTGTTTCCATGATTGTCGAAGTTCCCACGATCATTCTCTGTGCTTCTCGCGTGTGGAAAGACAATCAAAGGGTGAAATGGATGCGTCGCAGGCTTTTCCCTCCTTTTTTCATCCTGTTTCGTATCGTTTTACTCACAGTCGTGACAATGGGTAATTATTATCACAACGGGGAGGGTGACGTCTTTTTGCTTGTGATGTGGGTTTTCTTCACTACACTCAATCTCTACTGGATCTCACTTATCCTTTTTAAACCCAAAAGAACTGGATAAAAAAATGCTCTGGACAGGATCAAAGCCGGGGACCTTGCGAAACCGAAATAACACGTTAGGATTCACAAGATGAACCTTGACGAGACGTAAGGAATCCTTGTATTCCTGGTAATCAAGGGTCACTTCATTGCATAGATCGAATAAAGGGGTTACCTCGTGTTGAGGTGTGGGGAGGGAAACACCGTGAAACGCGATCTGAGGATGAAGACAAACGGCCTTGGGTGGTTTTCCACACGCCCTTGTATCTTTCGGATGTTGATCCAGGGTCCGGAGAATTCGTGAGACCGGAATGTCCTTGGTCAATACGAATTCGTACAGGTAGGCATGATCATCCCACTTTTTTCTTTTTTTTTGAATCATGATTTGTTCCAGAATGTACCACAACGAGATCACCACGTCCAATCCAAAGAATGTTTTATGATGGTGTTGATCCTCTGCATAAAAAGGATATAACAAAGAACCATGGTACAATCGAGTGCCTTTTTTCAGAAACAAACGACCGTTTTTATTCGTCAAAATCTTTTCATAACAATACTGAACGTGTTTTTTAACAACAGCCTTCCATGGTGATGGGGATGGCGGTGATGGATCGAACGGGTTCGTCCTGATCGGGGATGATTTGTTCTTTAAAAAAAAAGGAGGATAGATAAAAACCATATTAAATATATTTAATATTAAATTAAATAGTAAATAAATATTAAATGGAAGAAATTAGATCTTGGTTAACAATACCAACAGATCATTCCATCACAATCTTTTCGATGCGTGAAGAAATATCGGGGATCAAATACTTTAGTTGATCATTATTGTACTCCTTGTTGGCTTCATACCCTTTGCGCACCAGTGGGTTGAGTTCACATGCACGAACAATGGACTCGGCAATTAGGATGGCCTCGTCGTATTTGTAGTAAAAAGCGGCAATGTACTGGGTGATCATGATGAAAATGTAAAAATCCCAGGAAACATCCACTTGATAAGCCTCAATCTGTTTTCGAACGATACTTGAACAGTCATACGCTTCGCGATGTTGGTTTAAACTCAAGTAATTTCTCAGCATAAAAGTTAGATAGGTAATGTTCTTGGTAGGTTCCAAAAAGTTGTTGAGAATCTGATCATAATTCCCATAGGAACGATGAATGTCATCATAGAATTCGTCCATCACCTCGAGGTACAACATTTCCTCGCCGTGACCGTACCCGGCCAACGTCGTTTCTTCAAAAACCTCATTCAACCGCGTCAGAATCTTTCGACCAATCTCAATGCCCGTGGTAAACAAACAACCACATACCAACCACCGATACTCGGAGTAATACTCCCGTTTGTTTTCGGGTTTTTTGTACTTTTTATCCACGGCATTGAGAACCTGGATGTGAAACCGGTCATCGACACGGTTCAGGACATTTAATAACATCATGGGGTAGTATCCATTACAAATCTTGCTGGCATTTCGATCCCTCAAAAAGGCATCGATCCATCCAAATCGGGGCGTCTGAAAAGGATTGTCGTTCATGGCCCGAAGGACCATTTCAAATTTACTGCAAGTAAACAGATGAGTCTCGGCAGTGGTCCGCTCATCTTTTGTGGGATGATACGCTTCGCGGTTTTTCTTGACCGTGGACAAGAAACGAAAGGCCGGGAGATCCGTCATCGCCATCTCTACAAAATGCGTAATCTTGTGTAATTCCTTCGGTCTACCCTCACGCAACAACGGCATGATCTCCGGATTAGCGAACAACACCAAATAACACGGTGCATTAAGAACGGCGTGCATTAGTTCCAAGGTTTCCTCCAGTGTCTTGGCTTTGGGATATTCGGGTGAATAAAAACATCCGGTTACCAGTGTCACGGGAGGTAAAGACATTATATTTTTCTGTTTTTCTGTTTATATTTTTCTGTTTATATTTTATACTGAAGTTATGTTTTTTTTATATTGACATCAAACCAGTTCGTTTGTTTTATTACAACAGGGTCAATCGGATTTTGGATTTGTAGACCGCATTCAGATCCTTGATGGCATTTTCGGCGATGGAACGAATGGCCGAAAGGTCGTCCAGTGTTTGTTTCTTGGTCACGTTTTCATCGGTGCCGTACCGGTCAAAACACTCCACGCTGATGTTGATGTAGGTTTCACAGATTCGATTGTATTCGAGGGTTTTGCGGTTGGCTTTTTCGATGCGTTGCAGACGGATCTTGTAATCGTCGCGGTTGATTTTTTTCTGCAAGTAATCGATTCGAAGCTGTGTGTACATCTCATCACGCCGCGTTATACTCCCAATATTCCGACGCAAACGCGGCAACTCGACATGAAAATTGTGCATCGTGTGCCGGTGTGCCTTGAGAAAGTCTACATTATAGTCTTCACTGTTTTCTGGATGTTTGTTTCCCAACCTGCGTCGTATAATTCGAGGCACCTGTGCCGCCATTCTTCCCGGTACCACACAAACATTCCCATCCAAATTCTCCATTGGATTTCCACCACCACCACCACCACCACGTCGGTCATTAAAAAGCCATTCATAATAATGAGGATTGTGCACGGTTCCCTGTTCAATCTTCCCCGAAGACCAGCTAAACGCCGTACGACAATTGGGACACCACATCTGATCACAACCCGATTCTTTCGAAATGCGGATCCGACATCCCGGACACGGACGACTGGATTCCTGAATGAATTTCCATTGTTCTACATTCTCGGGAGTACAGGTGTGTTGTTCTTCTTGTATTGTTCCTTGTAAAGGCACACCGATGTGCACATTGCACCGGATACAGGTGGTGGTGTGACAAGAACCACAATATCCGGTACGGGATTGGATAAGACCTGGACAATGTTCAGCGGCACACCCTCGACGATAATGAACCTTTTCCGTGTCGTTATTATCGTTATTATCGTTATTATCGTTGCCGTCATTATTATCATTATTATCCTCAAACACGGGTCGTTCCCCTTCCACGACGCGTCGAAACTGTCGACGGTATACTCGATCTTTTCTTTGAATCTGGTAATAGACCTCCCTTTGTTGTTCTTGAAGTTTCTTGATCTGCCTTTCAATTTCCGAACATTGATGATGCAATGTTTCCATTTCTGCAGCTTTTTCAATCAGGGGCATCGTGTCGGGAAGCAGAGCCCTCTGTCTTTCCCACAACATATCTTCCCGATGTTTCTTGTAGGTAACATCCATAAAACGAGAGGAAAACTCCCGTCGAAGAAAAATAGGATCCCAGATCTCCCGACAAAACATGCAATGTGCATCCATCACCGACTCCAAGAGATAACGCTCCAAACAAGTCCCACACGCCGTTTTATGACACCGCGGACACTCGATCCGTTTCCGTGTCACCTTGTTGAAATTTTCCGTACAAATATCACATCCTGTATGGATAACGCTGACCTCTTCTACCTCCATGATTTATGTTTTTTATGTTTTTATGTTTTTGTTTTTATCTTTTTATATTTTATATTCTTTTTCACCAATTTTATCATAAAATATAAAATATAAAATATAAAATTTGTTTGCATTTTTGCATTCCTTCCTATTCTTTGTTCTTACTTTTTGTTCAAAATTTTATGTTATAACCATAACCCAAATATAACCAAAATCCTACAAATAAAGCCTTCGGAAATCGTTTCGGAAAGAATAGTAAAAGGAAGTCTCCGAGTTGACCAGTCTCTCCAAAAACTCTTTCTTCGTCTCCTTGGTGGCATGAAAATAATTGCACGCTTGATTCGTGCATTGCGAACGATGACACGTCCTGGGCACCCACGCCTCTAAAGAATGGCTCCGCATACACTTTTTGCGATCCCGGGAGGAATGACGATTCTCCGAGAACTTGCACAATAAATCCATCCTTGGTGCATTCTCATCCACCACAGGTTGTTGTTTATCCCCATTCCCATTTCCACCCCCCCTTCCACGAGACACTTGCTGATAATTATCCTTGGTCGATGATGTGGTTGTTGTCGATGACACGGATCCTTCCTTGTGCTCCTCTGCCTTGGGACGCAAAATAGAAACTCGTGCTGCCGTCGTATGATGATTATTCATATTATTCATATTCATATCTCGCGTATCCCGCCCTCCTCGGAAACGTCTATTATTATTCGTATTCGTGTTGGTTGCATATGTTTTTGCTTTTGCCGCCGCCGTAGCTGCCGCAGCGGCCGCGATTTTCGCCTCTGCTTCCTCTTGTTCTTTTGCCATTTTGGCAATCTCCATCGGATCACGAATATTAAGGGTCTTGTATATCCCCCCCGTTCCCCAGGCATTGGTAGGTGCTGGAGGAGGTGATGGAAGTGTTGGAGGTGTTGGAGGTGATGGTGTGACATCCTCCACCTGTTGTGGTGGTAACAACTCTTCTTTTTCGATCACGATATCTGATGCCTGGGTTTCCATCATCATCATCTTCTTCTGCTCTTCTTGTGTCTGGGATGCCTCATTCTTTAGATCGAAATCGGCAATGAAACATGATGTATGTCCGGGTTGACCAGGAGCGCTGTTGAGGATAATAAAGCCAGGAAGATTTTCGGCACGCCGATAACCGTAAAGGGTTTCCAGTTCGATTAGATTCTGTTCGGAAGAGGAAGAGTTATCCTCGTCGTTGTCGTCATAGAGAGGAACGAGGGGACGTTGATTATATTGATGAAGAATCAGGTCGGGTTTGGGGTCGTCGTCATCCTCAAAGAAAAATTCATCTTCTTCCAGGAAGTCGTCGATAGGTGGTGGTGGCACCGAATACATTCCGACCCCGTTGTTAAACTCCTCCTCTGAAAACTCGTCTTCGAAATTCATGTTTTTTCCTTTTTAATAACTTAAAAGAAAGAGACGAGTGGAAAAAATGTTATATTTAAATCGTGGAAAAAAATGGACAGACGAGGAAGAAAAATCAATGTTAGTCAATCTAAATTCGGGTTGTAGTATACAAGAATGTGCACAACAACAGGGGCGTTCTTTCAAGGCCCTGTACCTCCGCCTGGGATCAATTTTAAAACGATCCGACGGACGAAGGATGTTGGAATTCTATGCAAATATCCCATCCGAACTCTTGAAAACTGCCGAAACGATGTGGGAAGAAAATGCACAACAACAAACATCGACAACGAATCCAACCACTTCTTCTTCGAATAATAATAATAATAATCACGATTTAATGGTGGCGATCGAAGAATTGCGTCGAGATGTGCGAAAACTTCGTGTACAAATCAAAAATCTATCGGAAGGAGGAGGAATAAAAAAAAAATGAAAAGGAATCGATGATCCAGGTTAAAGTTAATTATTAAAATGAAAATATTAGAACCACAACAACAACCACCACAAGAATGTACCATTTGTTTGGATCCCATCTCTTGTCGACAAAAAAAACGTAAAAAGTCCTCCGTATTCACCACGTGTTGTTGCGGATGGGTTCACAAACATTGTCTGCAACAATGGTCGGACAGAAATCTCGTATTTCTGCGTTGTCCGCGGTGCAATACTCCTCAACGCAACGAACGCATGATTCGTGTGAATCTATTGTTACGAAAATGGGTCGAGGATACTTTTTTATCCAAAAGTATGAGGGGAAACAATCGTTTCCAGGAATTGGGGTACGAGGAAACGATGCGGGAGAAGGATATCGAGGCGTACCAAGAGATTCGAGAAGACTCCTGGGTGTTGCATCTCACCTTATTTGGGAATAAGGGGCTGACATTAATTTTACCACCCTTTTCAACGTTGAAAGAAACGTGTCCCCGTTTGAATCTTTTCCGTCTCCACGCCGAGACGGGGTTTATGAATGAACGGTTTACGAGGATATGGATGGAATTTTCGGGGAATAAGATCTAAAATAAAAAACTTTATTTCGTAATCCATTTCAAATAATGAACGCAACAACGACAACTACTCATCTGGTGGCGGAAGAAATGCCAAAAACCTTGTCGCAATGGATTCTTCATTTCATCAAGATGATCTACCGACTGTGGCTCTTCTCCATGACCTCTCTTCATGTGATTTATCCCCTCTTTCTCCCTGTTCCCCCCGCGATCCGCAAATTATTTATGGTCCGCCTCCTTCACTCCATGGAAGAATATTTCCCGGTATTTGATGATACCTACTATCATCTCCGAATCTCTTCCAGAAGCCAGGGAAATATTCAAGAAAGTGTACCCACTCCCATCACGTTCCGATCCGAAAGCCTCGTCGTCGCCGTGATCCGTCATTTTCAAGGCACCCCGGCGGAACAGTACCTGCACGTCAAAAAACTCCTTGTAATGGGCGCCGATCCCAACGGCATTACCATGGACGGTCCCAGCTGGATTACACCACTCATTGCCGCCGAGATTTACTGCAAAGACACTAAAGTCCGCGAACGATTGCAATCCCTTTTGTTATTGTACAACGCCGATATTAATGACACGGGTTGGTGTGGTAAAAACGTACTGCATTACCGCATCCACCAATTCTGTTTTTGTTCCACGACTGAAAATCTCATTTCCCTCATCCAATGGTTAAATCTGCCCATGGTGAGTTTGGATGTCCCCGTGTTCCAATGGCATCCTTCAACCTCTTGTATTCCCTTGTTGGACTACATGGATTCGATCCTGGAAACGGTGGTCGAGAGTCCACAAAAGAATAAAACACGGACCATCCTTCTTGAAATTATGTATTCTTTCGGATCTCCCTTGCGATCGGAGGATGTATCAAAAATCCCCTCGTTAACCGACATTATGAATTCTCCAAGTGGTCAGTACAGTTTCTACAAGGAACGCATCGCCCATGTATGGCAATTATCGTGGAACCAAATGCCAGAACAGGATTGGAGACGACTCTTCCATATTATGGCAATGTGGGTCGTGCATCCCAAAGAATTCGAGGAATTTTTTAAAAAACTATGGGATCCGATTGAAACGCATCGGGCCAAAATAATGGAACGATCCAAAGAATATCTCATGGACTCGATCGAATTCAACAGTCCTGCGCGGTTTCCCTCCTCGTGGCTCATCCAGATTCGACTTCCCGAACAACGCGTCTACCACGTCTGGGGTGGTTACCTCCAGGTTCTTTTTTCCCATCCTGTTCTTCCTCAAACCGGCGAAACCATTGATTTTGCCGAACGAGAGAGGTTGTGGAATTATTACCTTTCTCCCAAACGGCTCCTCATCTTTTGGAAAGAGGAATTCACCTTTCCCGACAGCCTCATGACGATCATTGAAAATTTTAAATCGCATAAAAACAAAGAAAATGAAACGATATCCCCACCCGAATCCGAACCCGAACCTGAACCCGAACCAGAATATCTTGCCAACGCTTTCCTCCAAGAACCAATGACCATGTTCCTTTCTCCTTCCCAAGAACCCACTCGTCGAAAAGACATGGCGTACCGGTACGTCCTCGACCGGATATCTCAATGGATACGAAAAATTCATCCCTACAGCAACTTTCATCACCTCTTGGACGTTCGAAAAATGGGTTCGATTTTGTTCTGGAAGTATCTTATCCAGGTACTGGCGCACAGTCCTTCCGTGGGAAGAATTTCATTGTCCTCCTCCTCGAATGCCGCGATTGCCGGCGGATTTATCCGACTCATGCCCTTTGAAAAATGGGTCGAACAACATATCGGTGTCATCACACCTTCCCTTCGTATCGTGTTTGATTCAGAACCAACAACAACCAATAATTTTAGAACCAGTGTCTTGCGTACCAATACCAACACCACTTCACTCCTGTATCGGACAACATCAGCACCAGCACCCGCACAAACATCAGCGGCGACAAACTTGTCCGTGGCCTCCATGACGATTCTTGATTGGAGAGGGGTGTTTATGAAATGCATCTACCTGTGTACACGCGAAAACCTCGATGCCCTTCATTTCCGATTCGAGGAGGAATGGAACATTATCGATTTTTTCTTGCGATCCCAAATAAAACATGGGAATGTCATTATTCAAGAACAATCCGATGCCTACTTTAACGATCTTATGGAGTTTTACACACAACATATCGAAGTCTATCCCAACACCACCTACTCCACTCTCCACAAAAAAATATCCGCCCTCCTTCGCGTCTTTCCCAAATCCCCCATCATGCCCTTCAAACCTCACCACCCTCGTCCGTCTTCACCCCTGCCTGTTGTGGAGTCAATTGGTGGATCCACAGGGTCTGTATCCGCCCCTGTCAATATTGAAACGAGAAGAGTTGTCTTTGACCGAGGGACCACCACCGACGATCAGGTCGAACCAGCCATTCAAAACATTCACCGACGACTCTTGTTCTCCTCCTCGTCGTCAACCTCGTTGGTATCATCCTCGGAGGACACCGGCATGATGATGCCAGAACTCTTTTCTTTCGACCAAGAGGATTGATGTCAATAATAAATATTTTATTTTTTTGGAATGTAAATAAAATAATGAGTAGGAGTATCCAACCACCGAACCTTCCTAACCTTCCTGACATATACAACCGACCACCGATGCCACCACGGCCTCCAAACTCGCCTATCCCGCGGCTTCCCACGTTCACGTTCGGTCCACCAATCCCAGTGGGGGATAATAATGACCATGAACCAACAAAAACACCATCATCATCATCGTGGTGGAAATGGTATTTTTTTTGTTTCGTGGTCATTTTCTTGATGGTAGTGTTTAACAAATATAGGTAGATAATGTTGGATGATGTGGATGTAATAAATTTTTTTCACGATAAAAATTTATATTTCATCCTTAAACAAAATACATTTAAAATATTCGTCCGTCCTAAAAATATGACTCCATCATCTTCCTCCTCCTACCCGTTTCCTATTTTTAAACTTCGTCCTCGTCCGTTTTTAGAAAATCCAATTTTTTTGACCCTTGTTCTCTTTCTTCTACTATCCGTCACGATGATGATTGTCGATGAAAATCTATATAAACGACTTGTTGCGGTGGCTTCGCATCCACCGATTCCTTCTCCAGCACCTGTCGTTGCGGAAACACCGGCCGCACCGGAAGCATCACCCGTCACATCATCTTCCTTGGTGGTGGTCAATAATAATGGAAAGACGGACAATCGGTTATTTTATTCAAAGGACGCGTTTACGTGTGTTCGCAACGACGATAAGACCAACAACATCGTGGTGGCATCGGTCCCAAACAATTACATCGAGGTGAAGAATCCGATGGCCGACGCGACCGTCTATTATTCTCCTCAGGACTATTATATGAAAAATTTGGGGAGTCCAACCGTCTTTCTTAATAATAGCATTCAGATACCGATCACCTCAAATAATTCATCATCCTACGCAAGTCTTCAAAACGCGTACCGGGGTGGTTTTTAAATCATCCTTGTTCGGTTCGAATTATTTAAAAACTTAAAAAAATGAAAACGTTGAAAGATGCAACGTTCCATAAAAAATGACATTGATTGGAATCTGTGGTAAAAAAGGGGTGGGAAAAGATACCATTGCCGATTACTTGGTGCAACGACACGAGTTCCATAAAGATGCCTTTGCCGGTCCTTTGAAAAAGGCTTGTTCTGAAATTTTTGGGATTCCCCTCTCCCATTTTTATGATGAGAAAATAAAAGAAGAGGTGGATCCCTTTTGGGAAAAATCTCCTCGATGTCTGATGCAGGAGGTCGGTACCGATCTTTTCCGGAACCATTATGATCCAAACATCTTGTTACATTCCATGGAAAAACGACTCGATGAGTACGAAAAGGATAACAAGAACATTTGTGTTTGCGACGTTCGTTTTCCCAATGAAGCACTATGCCTTTTACAACGGGGAGGCACCCTTATCTATATTGATCGACCCTCCACAAAAGCAGCTCATGAAGAAGATCAGCACGCCTCGGAAACCTCTGTCGAATATGTTCGAACCATGGCCACGATTGTCCTTAATAACGACGGATCCATCCAAGACCTTCTTGACCAGACCGAAGCCCTTCTAAAATGCACTCACGAGACCTCGTCACCGGAGGAAGTGACGTGGTGTTATCCCCACTTTAATGATAACAATGAAACCTATCCTATTCGAAAAGCATACTCTATCGCGAAAATAAGAGATGAGAATGATGAGAATGATGAGAACGAAACCCAAAAAGAAATTACCGGATGATTATATATTTAAATATTTAATTTAATCTAATTCTTGTGTATGTGTATTCTCTCTTTTGGCTTCTTTTATTAAATTTTGCAATGTTATTCTTTTTTGGAATCTTTTTTGGAATCCATCATGTTCTTTTGTTTTTTTTTCTTCACAATACCTTTGAAAGATTCGTTGATAGTCGGTTAGTGGCAAAAGACAACCGAGTTTTCGGAGAGAGTCCTTGAATTCCCTGTAGGTCATAGGTCTTTCTTTAGTTTCATCCCAATCGTGGAAGACTTTTTTTCATCTTGTCTTCAGAAAATGTATTGGGAAACATTTTATCAAGTTTCGGTTGTACGTCACGTTCATAATTAGGATCAAAAAAGAAGGCTCTCAGTTCTTTATAACTGATTTCGTTGTCGCCTTTCACATTTATTGTTTGAAACAGTTTTGTATATTGTTCATCTGAAATTTCTCCATCAGCCAACCATTTTTTAAAATCCTCTTTATTTAATTTTAATGTTTCTCTAATTGGTTCTTCCATTGAGAATATTTTAGAAAAATTAGAATTGCGTATGTTTTCTTCCAATAACTTGTAATGAATATATTTAAAAAGTTGTTCAAGATTTTGAATAATATTAAAGTCTATTTGCAATATCGAAAGGAAATATAAATAATAAAATTCATCTTCGAGACTCTCTTTATTACAGATGTTAAAATAAGTATTAATTTCAGCTTGCGCCCCTTTTTCCCTCAAAATTGTGACAGTGTTAATTTCCTCGAGTGTCTTATTATTACAGATCTTACATAAAGTATCAATTTCATCTTGTGTAAAATTATTGTCAGGATTAAAGAAAGTAGTAAAAAATTTTTTAAAGGAATCGTTTGTTATATTCCATGATCCTTCATAATCCTCTTGCAAAATTTCATGGCGATAGTCCACACCTTTTTCGATCAAAATCGGTAAAATTTTTTGCAATTTCTTAAGTAATTTTTTTATATCAATCTTAATCTCACCAGTTTGATGATGCTGTGCGGTTGTATCAACGCCTTTCATTGTTTGTATTTCGTTTTTCTTTAGAAAAGCGTTTTTCACCGGATAAAACAACTCCTCAAGTCGTTTGAATTCTTCACCTTTTCGATTGTTTCCGATATTTGTATTTTTTTGTAATATTCCTTTCAAAAACTTGTCACGCATTTCTTTACGAGTAAACGGGCCGTACAAAGTGTTTTCACAATTTTCGTCATCTTCTGCATAAAAATACCACATAATGGAAGAACTGTTCTTTACCTTCTTCATCTTACTTATCATAAACACGATAAACACGATAACGGTCACAGTAGCAACCAAAATAATCGTAAAGGGTGGGAAGGACATCATCATCCATTCTACCCCATTGGACGGGGGGGTGTATTCATCTATTTTTTAATTAATGGCAAATAAATTTGTTTATTTTTTTTCGGATTCGATTGCATTTAACAATTTAACATTTAAATGCAATACAACGCAAAAAAAGAAATGGGAGATAGGATTGACGATCTTCCGGTCGATCACATTTTACCTTCCAAAGAGGAAAGGGAGATTTTAAATACTCTGTATGACAATGATGAGGGTATAAAAGATATAAGAGATGTAAGAAAAAATATAAAAGATATAAATAACAATATCAATAATCAACAACGACCGACCCTCACTCCTCCTTCTAAGTCACATGAAAAAAAGGAGTCCTATGACGACGAAGAAGAGGAAGAAGAACATTACCAAGGGGAAGAATATCGTCGTCAAGTCGTTAAAAAGCCGATAAAAAATAATGGGAAAACAACTCTTTTTCAGGAAGTCAAGTTGACGCTTTTTTTAGGTTTGCTCTTTTTGGCTTTTAATTCAAACTATGCACATCAATGGTTTGAAAAAATGTTGCCTCTGAAATTCAGAACGGAAATTTTTTGTTCAGGTTTAAAGTTTATCGCGTTTACAATGATTGTATTCATTACGATGAATTGGGGTCGCACTATTTGAATTTGAAAAAGGAGATATAATAGGATAAATAAATATTATAAAATTATAAAATGAGACTGGGTATCGTTGGGAATGGATTTGTAGGCAAGGCGACGCAAGGGTTTGCCTCGGATAACGTCGAGATGTTGTTGTACGACATTGATCCGGACAAATGTTCACCCAAGGAAACAACGTTACGGGATATCGCCTTTTGTGATCTCGTAATGATCGCCGTGCCCACCCCGATGGAGGCAGATGGTTCGTGTTCGACACGGATCGTAAAAAAGGTCATCGAGGGTTTGAAACAATTTTCGACCCACTGCACGATCATCGTTCGTTCGACGGTGCCTATTGGGTTTTGCGAGGAGAACGGGGTGGATTTCATGCCCGAGTTTTTGACCGAGGCGAATTGGCCGGAAGATTTCCGCAACAACCCGTTATGGATCATTGGGACGGATTTTCTGACAGATACCAAGGAAAACGTGTTAAGGACACTCCTTTCTGGTGCCAAGGAACGCGGAGGCATCGTTTCGGATACTTTCAAGGTTATTTCTACCAAGGAGGCAGAAGCCATCAAATATTTCCGTAACTGTTTCCTTGCCATGAAGGTTGGTTTTTGCAACGAATTCTACGATTTATGTCATCATGCCGGAATTGATTATGTTTCCATGATCTCGTTGGCGGCTCATCAGGATAACCGAATTGGAAAAGGACACACACTGGTTCCAGGTCCAGACGGCCTTCGTGGCTTTGGAGGCACATGTTTTCCCAAAGACCTTTCCAGCCTCGTCTGTCAGTTCAAGGAACGCCATGTCCCATGCCCCATCCTTGAGAGCGTTCAGCATCGCAATCTTACGATAGACCGTCCGGAACGAGATTGGACTTCTCTGGAGGGTCGAGCCGTCGTTTCGACCGAATTGTAAGAAAATAAATAATAATAAAAATAAATTCAAAATCAAGGAAAAATTTATTTTTATGATACGATTATTAGCCATCGGGGATGCAGGAGATAACACCGCATTACGCAGGGCCAATATGAGAACGATTCTTCGGAATCGCCAACCAGTACCACCGGACGGCGTGTTGGTGCTCGGCGATAATTTTTATGATTACGGGGTTTCTTCTGAAAGGGATCCCCAATGGACAACAGAATTTGATTCCGTGTTTCCTGACGGTTTACGATATCTTGCGATTCTGGGCAACCATGACTATCTTGGGGATCCGTGTGCGCAGGTAAAAAGAACGTTTCTTCCAGAGAACACAAAATGGTTCATGCCGCATCGATACTACCACTGCAACTATACCACTAACGAGACTTCCGTTGATTTATTTATGCTCGACACCTTTAGTCTCAGTCCGACGGAATCGTACACTACCTCTTCTTCCATGCAGATGAAATCCTCCAAGTGGAACAACTACCAAAAGACGATTCCACAAGACCGGATCCTACAATTAGACTGGCTGAAAACATGTTTGGCCGAATCAAAGGCACAATGGAAAGTGGTGTGCGGTCACTACCCCATTTTTTCCGACGGAGGGCACGGAAATAATCGAGAACTTCAGCATTCGCTCCTTCCTATTTTTCAAGAATACAACGTCGATCTTTACTTGTGCGGCCACGACCACAATCTCCAGGATATTTATTCTCACGGCACGCGTTTCTTGGTATGTGGGTCGGGATCCCGTTATTCCTACTTTATACCCTACCAATCTACGGCCCCTGTGTTTGCCACGGGTATTATTTCCCTTCAATTTACTCGAAACTCTTGTGAATATACATTTCTTTCTCCTAACTACGATAATAACAATATACAGACGACAGCCTATAAAGGGGTGATTCAAGCTTCTACGAATCGACCGGTTTAATTTTTTTGGTATAATAGGTATAACAGGTATACGATAAATCTCCTGCAATCGCCAAACCCATGGTGTGGAAAGGAAACAAGCCAATCGTGTAACCCAATAAACCCCCCGTTGCCATTCCAAGGGAGGGTCTCCAAAACAAACCATTTTCGTGGTGGAGACTGTTGGAAAAACCGTAGATACCGCCAAATAACGCCCCGACTCCCATGAACGCGTCCTTGAGTACATTTGTGATCGGCACTTTCTTCCCCTGATTCTCCACGACCGAATGGATCATTTTGGTGATGTTGAATTTATTCATGACTTGTGGTTGGTTATCTAAAGGAATAAAAACCGAGTCATCAATTTTAAGTTTATGAAAAAGAACAAGTTGTCAAATCCAAAAATTGACTGTCCAAAAATGGGTGGTGGGAATAAGCCACCACAACAAAAAATGGCGTTTCAAATACAGAGCGTTTCGCTGTCGGATATGCGTATTGCCACCACCATGAAATCCATTGCTCCATGCTTATATGACGAGGTCAATCAAATTGTACTGAATATTAATTTACCGAATGCTTCACTCGACGGACTTTGTGCAGTAAACATTGCGTCCGAAGAGGATTTGTTAAAGATTCCCAATACCGATGGTAATTACTGGATCCTCACGGATGAACCCTTAACCCATTGCCTCCACTCCGGAAAAACGAACCCACAACCCCTTCCTTGTGGTTTACGTGTCGTCTACAATGGTGTCTCGGACAAATTGCACCATCGGGCAAAGGAACATTTGTGGCGCAGCAACCTAAAGGGTGGGTTTGGAACGCAATCCGGGATTTCTGTGGATTTATTAATGGAAGAACTTTCTTCCACACCCAAAATAAAATCCCATGTCAAGTGCATGTGGGGAGAAAATAAAAAAATTCCAAAAATATGGTGGGAAGGATCCTATCAAAAACCCATGTCGAAAACACAAATGATCGACACCCTTTTCCTCTCGGACGAAGAAAAAATATTTGCAACCCATCAACCAACAACAAATTATTTATATTTCAAAAATGGCATTCATGTCCTGGATCCGAAACACAAACCTTATCGCTGGGTTTTTGTCTTTGTTCCCATCGCCATTCATCATTTGCGTAATTACGTCGAAAATGAATGGAGACAACGTCACGGCGTACCCATCCTCTGCTCCTACAATGCAGGACGTTGAGAAGATAATATTTTGTGCGTTGCGCCGCACACCGCGCTTCATCAGTGTGCGTTGCGCCGCACACCGCGCTTAATCAGTGTGCGTTGCGCCGCACACCGCGCTTAATCAGATGGTGCCGGCGGGGGGAAGGAGGGCTCTCGTTAGAGAGCACCGATCGACTGTGGCCAGGGTTTCCTGGTGAACACCCGATAATACCCGATCACTTTCCAAAAATCACAAGTGAACCCTGGACACAGTCAGTCGGTGCTCTCTACGAGAGCCCTCCTTCCCCCCGCCACCGGGGGTATTTAAAGACATGATTATTGGTTTTTTTCTTTAAATACCCCCGGCGGCGGGGGGAGAAAGGGCTCTCGTTAGAGAGCACCGATCGACTGTGGCCAGGGTTTCCTGGTGAACACCCGATAATACCCGATCAAGCGCGGTGTGCGGCGCAACGCACCCTGATCAAGCGCGGTGTGCGGCGCAACGCACTCCGATGAAGCGCGGTGTGCGGCGCAACGCACAAAGTGTGCGGCGCAACGCACCTACTATGAAACAACGAGAGACGCAAGAAGGACTCGACCGTTCCAGGGCATTCCTGAAATGGATTGTATAGCGGCTTGTGCGTGTTGTTCTTTTTGAAATGTGATGATGGCAAATCCTTTGTCCACTGGTTCATCACGGTTTCGGGTATCTCGGGCGATATAAAGACTTTCCATGGGTCCAAAAGACCGGCATAAAATGACCATATCGATTTCGATGGTTTCTTCGGGAAGCTGATCGATCCGGATGGTGGTCGGAGGTCTCTTCTTCGCTTCTTCTTCCGGTACCATGGTTGTCGTCGTGTTATTTTTTAGTTTATTTTTGGCAAGTTCATCTTGTTCTGCTGCTCGTTGTTTGGCCGCCGCAAAACGTTCTCCCAACTTGTAACGAACAACAACCTCATCACCATCTTCTTCTTTTGGTGTGTCGTAATCATCAAGATCAAAATTTAGAGATGTTGATGGTGGTTTCACCAGTTCGATCTTCACATTGAAAATCTCGACTCCCTTGATATGAGTTCGCAGTTCGTCTCCAAACGGGCGCATCTTGGATGCCCGTTCCAAGGCCCTCTTGGGTCTCCTGATTGTAAATGTTTCCATGATTTTAATTCTTTATTGATTTTTACTCTTTGTAGAAAAATGAATCCTTTTTCATTTTTTAAATTTAAAAACAAGAAGAAGTATATAAAATAAAATATAAAATGAGTGGTGAAGAAGAAAAAAATAATTTTCCTTTCCGCATAAAGGAGCTCGTCGTGGATCCATTGGTTTCGTTGTGGTCTGCGTCGGTAGAATGGATTCGGCAACACATTGTAAACGAGGTTGTCTCATTATTTTATGATCCTTTTTCCCAAGACGTAGATCCTGTTGTTATTGTGGATCCTATTACAACCACAAAAGAGGATGGTGAGGATGATAAACATAACGAGGTTTGTTTCAGGACAATTCCAGATATTCCAAATATTCCAGATATTCCAGATATTGCATGTGAGTGTGGGGAACGATGTGGTGGCGAAGAGTTGCAAAAAGGAGGAGGGGAGGAGGGTACAGATTTGTGAATATAATTGTAAAAAATATAATTGTAAAAAA